ACCATTACCATCTACATCAGCTTTTTCAAACTCAGTCATATTAGTCTCCTAATCAGCAAGGGGGTTGTCTAACGCCCTTTGTAGTTTACCCATCAACTTGTCTTCAAGTTCTTTCATATCGCCACTTTGTGAAACTCTAACACGTTCTCGTTGATTTTCAAAGCGAACTTCTGCGGCGTCTATCATCTTGCGTACCTTGTCTTCAGTCTCGCGCACCATGTCTTCAATTCTATCTGTTTGCTGTTCTATACGCAGTAAATCATCTTTTAACCCGTTCTTAATGTCACGGGTGTATTCAACACTCTCTTCTACCTTTTCAGATATACCCGTGACTTTGGCATCCATCACGTCCATTGCTTGTTGATACTCACCAAGGTCTAACCCTGCAACCTCCTCGATCTTTTGATACATGACGAAGCCACCGTATAGCCCACCTACAACTGTAGATAAGAACGCAAATATAGCCATAATTGACCCAAAAGATAGTTTCATGCCACCTGTCTTAAACTCACGGTCTGCAAGCCCATCAATGTTATCTGCTATCTTGGTAGTGTCCATTAGTTCTCAAACTCCATCTCGCCACCAGCGCGTTGTAGGTTCTTGAGCTGCTCAAGTTCGTCGCGAAGCTTTTGTATCTCTAGCCTACGTTGCGCTAACTCTATCTGGTAAAGGTCGTCACAGTTAATCCGAGCCTTGGGCTTGTCTAGGGGGATGACAATACGTGCGTACACGCCTATGTCCTTACCTTTATTCATAGTGTTTAACCCTGACAGCACACCTGTTACGCCATACTCTAAGTTTACACCTCCACCTACAGCGTTACTACAACGCATATTACCTGTAGAAAACGAATCCGACTGGTAGTTCATAGGTGGACTCGGGAGTGTCAGCGCGAGTGAGCTGTTTTCCGCACTAGCAGTTGTAGCAATAATAAATAAAGCCACGGCTAGTCTCATAGCGGGTCTCCCTCTAACCGCGAACATACCCTAGACGAAATTAACGTTGACGACTCATAGGTCTTTTTGACTTTTGACGTAGTGCAAACGTACAAAGCTTTATTTAGATCAGCCTCGCGTATATATACGCTAAAGTTTTTACGCTCTTTGTAGTCGACCTTGAAAACTCTATACACAGTAGAAAAAGGAAGAGCGCCCCAGTTTGTATCGAACAGCTCCACTTCATAGTAAGCAATTTCTTCGCGTGAGTTAAACAACGATAGATCAACTCTATACACCCCATAAACGTGAGAAGGCTTAAACTTAGGATACGCAGGCGTCATCTCGTGCGCAGAAGCACAGAACGCCCAAAGCATAAACGTTATGAATAAACTACTTCGCAACACAGGTTGCTTGCACTACAGCGGTGTACGTGCCCCCCGGAAACGGTTTAGCTGCTCCATATACAGCAGATGATGCAGTTGAAAACCATGTAGAACCCGCAAGCGTTAAATTAAATATTGTAGTGTTATCCACTAAAACTTTAGCCGCTTCGTAAGCTGACATACCAGAAACAGACGTTTGTGTAACACTTGTACTACCCGTCCACGCCAGTGTATCAGATAAAGAAGGTGACGAACTAAACGCTGTAGGGTGCGTTATGTTAGCTGTATAGGAATCAGCTATAGATACATCAAACCTAATTACTGGTAATACACCACCATCGGCAGGTGTTGTGCTTAATTTACTGGCAATGGGGTTACCATATACGCCCGATTTATCTGTTTGTATTACACACTTAGCGGCTACTGTGCCTACAATATTAACATCCGCTAATGCTGGAAACGCACAGAGTGAAAGGATTGCAATGGAATATTTCATATTTAACCTCATTTGTTATACTGCATATCAACCATTTTTTCATGCAGAAGTTGTTGTGCTAGGTTGTTACGCAAGGCTTTCTTGTTGTCAGGTATTTCTGTATCAGCAAGACCGGGGGCGTCAGCATACACACCGCCATTTATAGATGCGTTATAATACATAACTAAATCAGTCTGTTGGTTTATAGCCAGTATCAAAGCATCTTGTCCTTGTGTTTTAAATAGAGTCAGTGCGTTGGCAGACGCTGTTAGACCCATTTCAATTCTAGTTTCGTCTTCTTCCTCCTCTTCTGAAAGGATCAGATTACCATCTTCATCGTACTCAAAATCTCCTGTATCTAGCGCATTAGTAACCGCATCGTCATCTAAAGCGTTATATAGGTCGTACACTGGTATAACAGGCACAGGCTTTACGTACCCCGGACACGCAGGGTTTGATTGCTCATCAAAGCACTCATCAACTCTGTAGTTGTATATAACTAACGCGTCTGTAACCTTACCTTCTCCTTCCACATCAATTGAACCCGTACCCCAATTTGCAGCGGGTGTATGGGCAAAGAAGAAAGATTTTACGATTGTGTTTCCGGGAACTCCAGACCAATCGTCTGTTTCACGGAACGTGTACCCATCTCCAGTGGCGTTTTTATTACCAATATGAACTTTCATGTCAGCGTCAGGGTCTTTTACGGTAGTATACCTGTACAGCAATCCATTAATATCAACGCCCGGAACATCAGGCAAAACAGAACTCATTCCCCAGCTTAGTGCTGTAGAAGCAGCGTTCCCTGTTGTCCCATAACTATACGGATCAGAGTGCAAGTAAGAAGGCAAGAGTGCTAAAGATAACACCCAAACCAATTTTTGTTTCGCCATTTCTATCAAAGACCTTTTTAATTACGTTTTGTTGATCTCGTTTAATCTCTTCTTTGACCGCTTCCATTTCCCACGCTAACCTAGCTTTATCACCTACCAATCCGTCCTTGGGACAGGGAGTTCCGGCATTGAGCATGGCTTCAAACACTCTTTCGTCCTGACACATTACAGATACGGCAGCTACTTTCATACCCATGTCATACATAGTTTTAGCGTTTTTTAATTTTTCGCAGTTCATATCTCTAACAGTTCTACCCGCTGAGATACCAAGGATTTGAGTTTGTACTGCGCCCGCTACACCTACAGTACATAAGTCAGAGTTGCTTGAGCTAATCTGCGGAGAGATAGCAGAAGGTGGAGGACTTCTAACCGTAGTATCCATAGAACCATCAGAAGTAATCGTGCTGTTTGTGTCAGTTCTGATTATATCGTCGTCTTCAGCAAAAACAGAATTACCCATAGTAAGACCTGTAATAAACAAGAGTATTACTATAAATAACCGTATCATTTTCTTTCTACCAACCTATCTAATTTTTCTTCAATACGATCAAATTTACTCATAATTTGACCTAATACTTGAGATGAGTCAGCCTTAGTGACGTACTCTTTAGCTAGTTCTTCACGAGTCCTGTTAAGTAAAATAGTGACACGCTTCAGTTCTTCATGGTGGGATTTAATCCACCATATTAAAAAACCAAATCCTGCGGTTAAAGCGAAGTTCCAAAGCGCGTCCATTTGCATTACTCCACGGCCTCTTCAACAGGTCTCTCTACTAAAGCTATTAAACGGTTTACGAAAGCTTCTCTGCCAACTTTTAGTTGGTCTAAGTTAAACGCTGCATTATCCATTTTGCGCCCCAGATCATTCACGTGGTTAAGCACAACTTTTTGCTCATCTGTGAATTGATCCACGTCATATTCTTTTTCGTTTATAGTAATGAGGTTTTTTTGTTTTTTACCCATACTAATCTCCTTTTATTTTGTTAAATTATACNGCNGATGAACCACTCATGTCAGCTTGCGCCATTACCCAAGTGTAGCATTTGGATAAGAAGTCATCACCTGCTGTAGCTTCAATAGTAGCTAATGGTGCATTGTAACGACGAAAGTCTACAGGGTGTGTATCATCTGTTGGTGTTGCTGTAGCAAATCCAGAGCAGTCGATCATTACTGTGAAGTTATCACCTAGCTCTCTTGAGATTGCCGCAGTTACTATGCGAAAGTATGCACCCGAAAATGCTGTGCCATATTGGCTTGTTGATAAGTCTAGTTGTATTGCCATTTTTATGACTCCTTTAAGTTGCTGTGTAACCATTACCAGCGGCAATAGCATTTGTAGTAGCAGTCATAGACTCACTACCCCAATCTGTTTTAGCTTTCATTATCTCAAGATGTTCTGTGTTACGGTCTACACAGCCTTGGCGTTCTTCTGCTGACTCATCTGCCATTGCATTACCTGCAATAATGTCATTAATGAGTGCAATAGAGTGACCCATTGCTGTGTAGTCTTGTGCTAATTTTTCTGCTGTTCTATCTGTCATTGTTTTATCCTTATGTTGGTTTAGTAGGCCACGTTACTGTATTTGGAAAACTAGCTTGTGTTGGTAAATTAAGCAAGTCAGTTCGATACTGTGTCCACTCTGCTTGTTTAGCATCTGTGAGTTCAGCCCAGCGAAGAGGATTAGTTACTATAGGGTCTACTTCATTGACTAACTTCTGGTCACGTTGCGCCCTTAGACTTGCCGCTAACGCCGTTGCAATTTCTTCTGCTGTAGGTGCTACATAAGCTGCATAGTCTGAGCCGATAAGCCCAAGCAATACGCTGTTGTCTACAGTCATATCTGTATCATCAGGGCTTAAATGATAAGGTATCCAATCATATTCTGGATGATTAATCTCCACCTCAAATGCAGTGTTTTCTGTGTTAAGGGATTGTGCGTTACGCACTTCTGTTATTGTTACTTGTGGCATAAACGCCTCCTATTATTAAGATATTCTGACAAATAATGCGGCAGGTACAACGTAACTAGCTTCATTAGACGCTTTTTTGACTGTACTCATATATCTCCAAGTACCACTAAGACTTGCAGAAATAGCACCACCAACGCCATAGTTTTCATCGTGAAAGTCACTATTTGTTGTACCTTCTTGGTCATTCTTTTGAATGCTAGAGCCAGATATAGTGTCCCCTCTATCCGCAGTATAAGCGGAACTTCCAGAAACTGTGTAACCAACAGTATAAGTACCAACAGCACCATAAGCTGTACTACCGCCAACACCTGTTAAACCAGAGCCGTTCCCAGAAATAACACCACTTGAATTAATAATTAACCTAGGATTACCATCCCCATCCGACAGCACGATGTTGTTGCTTGAGGTGCGGATGTCTAGTACGCCAGATTCAAAGCCTGTGAATGAGCCAACAATAGTGTTCTTGGAGCCTGTTGTTATATGATATCCAGATTGAAGCCCAACGTAAGTGTTCACTTGCCCCGTAGTTGCTGAGTATCCAGATTGACTCCCAACAGCCGTGTTAAACCCATTAGCATCTGCTGTTCGGTTTGAATTATAAAGTGCTTGATAACCCAAGGCAGTGTTGTAGCTTGCGGTGGTGTTGAGGGCAAGCGCATGTCGACCTATTGCAGTGTTATACGATCCAGTAGTAGTATCATATAAACTATTCATACCAACCGAAGTGTTTTTTACACCTGTCGTATTACTATACCCTGCACCTCTACCTAATAAAACAACTTCACCAGTAGTATTACTATACCCTGCATGATACCCAACCGCAGTGTTGTTGCTTGCGGTGGTGTTTGCTCCTAAAGCATCTCTACCAACCGCAGTGTTGTTGCTTGCGGTGGTGTTTGCATCAAGAGCGCTACGCCCAACGGCAGTGTTTTCAGCACCTGTAGAAACATTTAGAGCTTGATAACCAACCGCTGTGTTGTCGCTTGCGGTAGTATTAGCATACCCAGCAGCACGTCCAATAGCTACATTATTACTTCCTGTAGTATTTTCATATAATGCATTATGCCCAACTGCGGTGTTAAAACTGCCAGTGGTTGTTTGACGCATAGTCGAACGTCCAACAGCTATGTTCATGTTACCTGTAGTACTAGTATAAAGAGCCTGATCGGCCACAGCAACATTGCTCTGACCTGTAGTATTTGCTTGTAATGCTGACACACCAAATGCACTGTTTTTAACACCTGTGGTGTTGCTTAGAAGTGCTTCACGACCAACCGCTACATTAGAACTACCTGTCGTATTAGTAACCAAAGCATAACCAACAGCCGTGTTGTCAGCACCTGTAGTATTATTAGCAAGTGCTTCTTTACCAACAGCCGTATTGATAGTTCCTGTAGTGTTGTCTTTAAGAGCTTGATAACCAACCGCTGTGTTGTCGCTTGCGGTGGTGTTTGAATTAAGCGAGTCCTTTCCAACAGCAGTGTTATAACCACCTGTTGTATTGCTCTCCATAGCTTCTCGCCCCACTGCTACATTATTAGTACCCGTAGTATTAGAATTTAAAGCTCTATAACCAGCCGCTACATGGTTAAAACCTGTAGTGTTATTTCGAAGTGTTTCTTGTCCTAATGCAGTGTTATGTGATCCTGTAGTTTGATCGTAAAGAGCTTGATAGCCGAGTGCAGTATTAAAACTAGTAACATTACTTACAAGAGTGTCACTTCCAATTGCTGTATTATAACTTTGACTAACAATACTGCTAAGCGACCTACGCCCTATTGCTGTGTTATCATCACCAGTTGTTAAAGCGGCAAAAATATCTACACCTAAACCAGTATTGTAGTTAGCGCCGTTAATAGTTCCAGTAGCATCATCACCCACCATAATAGAAGAATTGCCAAAGGTTTTAAATGTTGGGCCACCACCAACGGCTGTGCCATCGAGAAGTAGGCTTGTACCATCTGAGCTAAGAGCTATAGCAGAACCACTACCTGTGTGTTTTAAGTTAATTGATCCCATTATGCGTATGTAACCTCCGATGTGTTGATTGTGGCTATCCACCTAATATTTGTTGATGCTACGCCTGTTGCTTCAACTTTTAAGCACCCAAATGTAGTGTCAGCAGTAAGTGCAATAGCCCAGCCTGTAGGAACATTGAGTTCGTTGATAACTGAGTTAACTAAAACAGTTGTCCCTGCGTTGGCTTCCCTGCGAATGATACCTTTTATTTCCCAAGCCCCTACATCCGTACCTTCAGATGCTTTCTCTCTTGCAACTACTGTGCCTGAGAATGTGTAGGCTGAGTTGTTAAGTAAGGTTATTTGGTTAGTTGCAGAAGGTGTGTACAGATTCGAGTTTAGTGCTATTGGTGTAGCATCTGTTGTATCATAACCTAATAAATAGTATACACCTTGGCTGTGTTGAGAAAGACCTGTTGCATGGCAAAGACGAATACTATTTGTATACCCATACGAGCCTCTAGCAGTCGAATAATCTCCAGATGCGTTATTACTTGCGCCACCAATTACTACTGCTCTTCCACCTGATGCAATATTGCTGTTTCCTGCTAAAACTCCAGACCTAATACCTGATGCTAAATTGGCGTTTCCTGCAAAAACTCCAGACCTTTGACCAGTTGATTTATTAGTTTCACCCATAGCAATACTATTAGCACCTGATGCACCATAGGATGTAGTGTTGTTAGTTATTTGTGCCGCAAAGCTAGTATCTCCGCCCGCTAGGCTTCTACCGATAGCAAAACTTTCGTTTTGAGTTGATATTGCATCACGACCAATAGATATAGCCCAAGAATTTGCCGCCTTTGCCTGATAACCTATCGCAACACTGTAGTTACCTAACGCACCATAAGATGAAGAGTTGCTGTTAATACCTAACGCAACGGTATTACTATTTTGCGCTCTTGAGTTAGGTCCTGCAAAACTGTTTGTTCCTGTACTTACGGCACTGTCACCTATGGCAATAGAGTTAGTACCAGTCGCAGATGGTTGAGCCGCAGGGCTACTTTCGTTAGCCGCATAAAGGTCTGCCCCTCCACCACCGATAGCTGTGCCATCAAGAAGTAAGCTAGTACCATCTGAGCTAAGAGCTATAGCAGAACCACTACCTGTGTGTTTTAAGTTAATTGATCCCATTATGCGTATGTAACCTCCGATGTGTTGATTGTGGCTATCCGCTAAAACTCCAGACCTAATACCTGATGCTAAATTGGCGTTTCCTGCAAAAACTCCAGACCTTTGACCAGTTGATTTATTAGTTTCACCCATAGCAATACTGTTAGCACCCGACGCACCATAGCTTGAGGTGTTGTTATCTATCACCGCCGCAAAGCTAGATGCTCCAGAAGCTAGACTATTACCTATTCCTACTCCATAAGAGGCAGTAGACTTTGCGCCACGACCTAAAGCCACATCATTTCCGCCAGCGGTATATGCGCTATAACCAAGAGAAATTGAAGCTGTAGTGGTTGCGTATGCGCCATAACCAAAAGCAATTGCTCTAAGCCCTGATGCAATAGAGCTTGAATGTAGTGACATGCTCTCAGTACCTGATGCTGTAGCTTGTACTCCTATTGCGATTGCATTAGTTCCAGTAGCCGAAGGCTTAGTAGATGTACCATTGTAGTTTTCAGCAAATAAGTCAGCACCACCACCAGCCGCCGCCCAAGAAACAACTCCTGAACCATCAGTGGTAAGAACCTGACCTGAAGCAGTACCATCTACTTTTGGTAGGGTGTATACTTCAGAGATACGAACGTCTTGTGTTGAGCCGCCTATGTTAACTTGATTTGTAGCTGTAGATTGAACATCATTACCTAATACAGCAGAATGTTGGTGTGAAGCAGTTGCAGTACTCCCTATAGCAATTGAACTAATCCCACTTGAAAGTGCGCCAGTACTATCACCAGTGGCTGAACTTATAGC